CATTTATAGATAGCGATATTCAAGGTGGATCTACAGCCATTTGTGTTTCGGTTGATGGTGATTATGTATACCTTGCCAATTCCATTGGAGGAATATCAGTCTATTCTGTAGCTGGTAATGGAAATTTGACTTTAGTAGACTCTACTGATAGGGCATCATCTACAGCATTAGGTATTAGCGGTAACGAGAAATTTGTATTAGTTGCTAATGGTGTGGGTGGTTTGGATACATACAACCAAATAGGAAAACCTAACGCTGGTGGTAATGGTACTGCTGGTACCACATATCTAGATTATAAGGATACTAATTTAGCAGCAAATGATATGAGGGGTGTAGCAGTAGGATCTTCTTTTATGTATGTTATTGATAATAGTTCAGGTTTAATGTCATTTTCTGTAGCCGGTGACGGGTCATTAACCCTTTTAGACGCTGACGATCAAGGGGGAGGCCCTAACGATGTTGCTGTAGGGACTTCTTTTGTATTTGTAGCAGAAGGTTCAGATGGCCTAAACTCCTACTCTGTAGACGGAGCTGGCGATATTACATATATAGATTCAGACGATCAAGGTGGTTCAGCTAAAGGAGTTGCAGTGGGGTCATCTTTCCTATTCTTAGCTAATGGCAGTCAAGGACTTTTATCGTATTCGGTTAATGGGGCTGGAGCTTTAACATACATAGATACTTACGATAACGCTGGAAGTTCTGGTTTTGGAGTAGCTGTTGGATCTTCTTTTGTATTCTATGCAAGTGATAATGGTGGGCTAAGATCATTGTCAGTAGATGGAGTTGGTGATCTTACTTATATAGATGCAGACGACCAAGGTGGTAATGCTAGAGGCGTGGCTGTAGGCTCATCTTTTGTGTTTCTAGCTAATTATGACCAAGGTGTGTTGTCCTATTCAGTAGGTTCAACTGGAGCTTTAACATATATAGATACTGTAGATCCAGGTGGTTTAGTTGTTGATGTAACTGTGGATGATAATGGGTTTCTATATACTGCTAACAATTTTGGAGGCATATCAGTTTTCTCTGTTGGGTCTACTGGTAAATTAACACTTCTAGATTCTACTGATAGGGGTGAAGTTTACCTCGGAATCTCAGCAGGTAGTTCATTCTTTTTCGCAGCCAATGATGATTTAGGAGTTGAGTCTTATACTAAATTCTCCATAGGAGCTGCCGCCAGTACGATACCACAAGTTTACGAAACTATGGCTTCTGGGGGTGGTAGAATAGGTACAAGTGGAGCTAACAATTTAATATTGGATGCTAACACTATATATACCGGTATTTATTTTGATGCCAGTGATAACTTATGGCATAACGGAGCTGGAACTATAATCCTAAGAGATTGCAAGTTGGATGTAGATGATAATTGCACATTTGGTGGAGCAAATTCTGACCATGTTTATATATGGGAAAATGTTGACTATAATCAAATAACAGCGGGAAGTATATCTATAGACAAGGGGCAGTTGTTTTGGAGGAGTGGTCAATTTACTGGTGCTTCTAATTTAGCTAATGGGAATTTATTTACTGCCGATACTAGAGGTGGCCATGTAGTTTGTGAAGATTTAGATTTGTCAGATATGGATAGTGGGGATTATTTCTTTGGTGGAACTGAATATAACTCCCAGGTACTATTAAAGAGATGTAAATTACAAAATGGGTCTGAACCGTCATTATATAATGGAACTATTTCAAATGGCAATGTCTTTATAGAAACCCATTCTTGCTCTGGTTCAAATATAATTTATCAATTAAAAGAACAGAGTTTTTCTGGTACTGTTGAAACTAATACTGATGTATATGCAGATGCTACATATAATGGCACAAACGGTTACAGTGTCAAAATGACAGCATCGCCACGAACTACTGTATGGTCTAGGCCATTAAGATTTAAATTAGCTGATTTGTACTCCACTGCTGCAAACCCAACATTAACAGTTGAATTAATCACAGATGATGTAGAGCTTAAAAATAATCAATTTTGGTTAGAAATAGAGCATCCAACATCCGCTCTAGGTGCAAAAGGTAATGTAGATAGGACTAGTAGATCATCGGATATATTGGTGGCGGCATCTACGTTAACTGCTAGTGGTTTAACATGGACTGATGGTGTAGGTATAGATGATCAAAAAATGAAAGTAGCTGTTAGCACAACAAATGGTCAGGCAGGAGTACATACTGTTTGGGCTTGTGTAGCTGGAACTACTATACCAGTCTATGTAGATCCAAAGGTGACTAAGAGTTTTTAATATTGGAGAATATTGTGAAATTAGCACTTATTAAAGAGAATAAGACACATATGGAAGGTCTTAACGATATAGATGATATTGTAGGTTTTTTTGAGGATGATCACATATTCACATCAAAAGAAATTGATCTATTTGATATAATAATCATTCCTGGTACTAGGAATGATATGAAGAAAAAAATACCACAGATAATTAAAATAAGAGAATCTAAAGAAGCCGAGGAGATAAGGGTATGGGAAAATCCTGAAGATAAAAAATTGAGCAAAATAGAAAAAATGCCCAAATACATTATTAGATATAATCATCAGACTAAAGAAGTAGAAGAAAACTTTAGTAAGTACCCAGAAAACAATATAGTTAAAACAGCTCACACTATAATCAAGTAGGTAATTCATGGCAAGCATCACCACGACCGTAGATACTGATGGTGTTTCTGGTGATTATTCATCATTAGCACTTGCTGAAGCAGGTGAAGTGGCTACCTATGATGATTTAGTTAGTGATGGTAATACTATAACTTTTTATTGTCAAGCTACAACTGGCACTGCTGATACTGCTCAAGTACAGTTTAGAAACTGGACTACTGGATCAAATAATTACATATTAATAGAGGGCAGTGATTTCCCATCAGATGGAAAATGGGATGCATCGAAGTATGTATTACATTTAGATGACGATACTACATATGGAATTAATATAGAGGAGGCTTATTGCAGGGTTAATAAGCTACAGGTTTTAGTAACAGCTACTAATGGTTCTCGTTATGGAATCAATGCTAATGATTTCGGATCTCAAACAACTACAGACATTAGAGTCGAGAGATGTATAGTTAAAGGAGTATGTAGTGGCACTGGTGGTGCTAGGGGAATATACATAGATGATACGGAAATAAGCAATGCTTATATATATAATTGCTTAGTATATGATTTTGTGAGTGGAACAGACTCAGAATTCAAAGGCATTGAATCAAGAGCTGATAATACTGATTTTTTCAATTGCACTGTTCATAATTGTAGGACTGGGATAGAAGAAGGTGGTAGTGGAACCCATAATGCTAAAAATTGTGTGGTTTTTGGATGCAATGATGATTTTGATGGCTCAATTACAATTGATTATTGCGCTACTGATAGTGGAGAGGGTAGTAATGATCAGACTCCATCTGGCGGTGACTGGGATAACGAATTTACAGATTACCCAAATGATGATTTTACATTAAAATCTGGAGGTAATTTAGTAGGTGGTGGTACGGATAATCCTAGTAGTGGAATATATTTAGACGATATAACAGAAAAAACAAGAACTTCCACATGGGATATAGGGGTATATGAATATATAGATCCCCTAGTCACATTAGATTCATATGATGCAATACATCAAAGTATAACTAATTTTTTCCCCGTTATAGCGTTTGTAATATTATTACTCAAAGATACGATACATCAACAAGTAGTCAATATACTAAATCTAATAGTACTATCCATAGTATCAAGTAAAGATGCTATTCATCAACAAGTAACAAATGTTAAATCTTTTTTAAATAAATTTAATTTATCAATAAAAAGTACTATACATCAACACATAGTTAATAAATTTCCGTTAGTTAGACTCTTTACTAAACATCAATATATTGTTCCTGGTGTTGGTATTATTAATGATGATTCAATACGCACAGAAATGGTGATCCCAGATTCGGGTGTGTATGCTCAGAGATATTCTGGTAGTTTTTTATCTTTAGTAATTAGAAATACAATTCATCAACATATTATTCCGAAAATAAAAAAAGCCGTATCATTAGCATTAAATCTTAAAGATACAATACACCAGCACGTAGCTAATGTATTAAATTTAACAGTATTTACTTCTCTTTTTATAAGAGATACTATACACCAACAAATATCGAAAATAAGCAAATTATTTAATGTAATAATATTGGATCTAAATGATTCATTGCATCAACATATAGTTAATGTAAAGGCGTTTTTAAATGAATTTGCATTATCATCCAAGGATTCGCTACATCAACACATGGTTGATGTTAAAGCGTTTCTGAACGAATTCATATTAGCATCAAAAAGCACCATACATCAACATATATCATCTATAAGGGGTGTTGTACAACAAGTTGTATTGTTGATTTTAAATGCCATCCATCTGAATATTGGTGAAGTATGGAAAGCAATATTGAATAATTACACATTCGCTATAAAAAATACTATTCATAAGCATTTTTCTCCTGGTAAATCAATTTTCTATAGTCTGCTGCTGAATGCTAAAAGCTCGATACATAAAAATATAACTAACATAGTGGCCTTGATAAAGCCAATATTAGATAAAATAATATCATATATAATTCCTGGTGGTGGCATTGTAAATGATCAGGAATTAGAGATAGATACAGTAATCCCCGAATTGGGTATTTATAACCAACCATCTTTGTATGGGAAGGTTAAGCTCAGAATTGTAAACGCCATACATAGCCAAGTTACGTCATTGAAGAATCTTTTTCTAAATGCATATGTGAATGTAAAGAATACGATACATCAACAAATGACTCAAATTAATGGCTTATTGGGAAGAATATCTCTAGCTATAAAAAGTATAATACATAATCAGATAACCAATATACAGAATCTATTGCTGGATACTATATTGTTAAGCGTTATTAACACTATTCATAACCAAATAACAAATATTAAAAGCGTAATAGCTACATATATATTAAGTACCAAGGTGGCGATACATCAACACATATCTAAGATAACTAGTGTTGTTGATGGGTATATTCTGTTTGTAAGGGATACCTTTAACAAGCAGATATCAGAGGTTATGGATGTTTATGAAGGTGCTATTTTATTTATTAGAAATGCCCTACATAGAGTAATGACTGTAGAGAAACATGAAGGCGTTAATACCTTTAATTTAGATTGGGATGCTGTCCTAGATCCAGATTTAGAATATTATAAAGTTTTTTGGGGGACAACATTGGGTGGCCCCTATCCAAACGACAGTGGTGACCTTGGTGATGTTTTAACATACGAGATAACTCTCCCAAACGATGGGCAAACTTGGTATATAGTAGTTAAAGCGTATGATACTAATGATTTTGAATCTGATGCATCGGATGAATTAAGTAAAACAACTACTGCCGGTGACGGGTCATTGAGGTCCAATTTAAGGTTATTCTTAAATCTAATTAATTTTACTAAAAGCTCTATACACAAGCAGATAGTTACTCCTTTTTCATTGAGTGCGTATAACATATTGATACAAACGTATCATGCGCTACATGAGCATGTAGTTAAAAAATCTAGCTTATTTCTGACTGAACTATTTTTATCAATAAGGGATAGCTTTCAGGGGCAATTAGTATCTAAGCCATTGGGTTTTCTTATTGGCATTGTATTAAATTCCATTGATGCTTTTAATAAACAGATATCAGAGATAAAGCTAAATGCTAATAAGATCATTGTTTTTTGTAAAGATACAATTATTAAGCAATTGCCAACAATGACCGAAGTATTGAGTTTAGTAATTCTATTGATCAAAACTTTGTTACATAAGAATATACCATCAGATGAACGAATAGACACTTTTGGTGGTTCAGTGTGGGAAAACGATGCTGGATGGGTTAGCGGTATTAAGTGGGGGCACAATAGGAAGGGTGTAAAAACCAATTTAGACTTATTGTTGAGAATCAAGCAAACAGTTAACGATGCTATACATCAGCATGTTCCTACTAGGCCGTTTGAAATATTGTTAAGCTTTTTGATACTATCTAAAGATGTTATTCATAGGCAAATAACAGTAATAAAAGCTGTCATTATAAATCTGCTTGAGATATTTTCTAAACATGCATTACACCAACAAATAATAGAAATTAAGGGCATCATTAACAGATCTCCAATAATTTCGAAGAGAACTATTCATAAGCAAATTGCTCAAAAAAGAAGATTAGTATTAAGAATAAAACAGATAGTCAATGACGCATTGAGTAGCCAGATAATATCTAAACCTATAGGGTTATCTGCGGTATTAACTTTATGGGTCAAGAATACTATTATTTTGCAAGTAACAGAAATTAAAGAATTCATATTCAATTCATTAACGTTATTTCCATTTAAACCTATTCATCAACATGTGATAGCTAAACCATTACGTTTATTTTTAGATCTATTTCTTAGAGGCCACGATGCTTTTAATAAACAAATATCAGAGATAAAATTAAACCACAATATATTGGCATTGAATATAAAAAGTGCCATTCATGAGCAAGTATCTAAAATTTCTGCGTTGCTTTTAAAGTTTACATTAACAACTAAGACAGCAATAAGCCAAATAATTAGTGCTAGATCTTTTTTCTATATAAAAATAAAACAATTCATTATAGATCCATTACATAAGATAGGTGTTTTCCAGCCATATAATTTGTCTAGGAAATTTATTTTATCAACAAAAGACATTGTACATAAGCAAGTATCTAGTATTGGAAGTTTTGTTATTGATTTGATACTAGCTTCACACGATGCTTTTAATAGAACTTCATCTACTGTTCTTGTATTAGGAATAAGATTTACACTTAAAGCTATGCGTGTAATACAAAAAACAATACCTGAAGCGAATTTCGCACTTTTGCTTAAAATTAAACAATTTGTAAAAGACTCTATACATAAAACAATAGCTAAATTTAGGTTCCCTTTATTTTTAAAAATAACATTATTTGCTAGTAGAAGTATACATAAGATTGTATCTCAAATAGTATACGTTAAGAGAATTATACCGTTTGGGGTAAAAGAATTTATAACTAAATCAGAGGTGAGTAATTATGTTGCTAAAAAGACTTCTTACTTTTTTAAAACAATTCGTAATATCAACTTTTTTAAGACTAAGAAATAAGCCACAATACGATAAAGGTGGCAATATGATATTAAACACAAAAGATTCAGTTCTAGGGCTGAAGAAAACACAATATTAATCAGGGAGAACAATATGGGACTTTGGATGAACGACGTGTTGGCACAAAAAGGCTTTGATTGGTTAAGTACAACGGGTCATAAAATAATAATAAATACCTCATACCAACCACAAACTAAAGCTGAAGCTACAAGTACTGGTAACTTGATGGCTATAAGCACAGATTTGGATTTTGCAGCTATAGCAAATAGTACACTATCTGGAAGAAAACTTCCAATAGCTAAAACTACTGACATAACACCTAAAGGAAGTTCTGGTACATCAGCAGGAGTAGCTAGACATATAAGTATAATCAGTGGTACTACGCTTATTTATGTTACGCAATGTACAACAAGATCACTAACAACAAATGATACAGTAACCATTAGTTCTTGGGCTATACATATATTAGATCCATCTAGCTCAACTTAATAGGAGTTTGCAATGGGTGATACCTTTCAGGGATCAGATAAAATAACAATTCAGCCTAAATCTTCAGATGTACCGTATAGGTTTAAGATAACTGTAGCTTCATCCAGCGAAAAAAATGATGGGCAATTGCCTTGGGGTAGTAGTATGCGTACCTTCTCGGTAACAGCCCATCGTTTTGATGGCTCCACCGCTCATGGTTCAAGTGATTTAGTGATAAGCACTAATAGAGATGCTAATACTATGATAGCAAGATTGGGCTATAGTACAGCTATGACTATGAATGCGCTCTATCACTTAACGTTTGTTGTAGTTGCTTCAGTCAACCACTCAACAGCTAATCCAATGTATACTGAGATAGATTTTAATAGGGTTGAAATAAGGGATAAATAAATGAAAAGACAATTAAAAACATCTTCTTTATTCAAGCCTTTAAATAAAGAAGATGTGAAGCGTCAACTAAGACTTGATGTTGGGAATACTGATGAAGATCTTCTTTTCGATAGTCTTATTGATGCTGCCACATTACAAGCTGAGAATATAACAGGAAGAAGATTTGTCAATCAAACATGGTATGAATATTACGACAATTGGCCATGTGAACATTTTCAACTATCCAATTCACCTCTTTCTACTGGCACTGCTCCTATTATAACCTATAAAGATACCGATAGCAGCTCTATTACGATAGGGTCAACTATTTTCAAGACTGATTCAGCTAGTGCTACACCTAGAATTTACATTGATTACAACGAGCAATGGCCCTCAGAAACATTACATAACGTTAATCCAATAAGAATAGAATATGTTGCTGGGTATGGTGACAACTCTACAAGTGTACCTGCTCCAATTAGACACGCTATGGTGTTGATGATTGGGCATTGGTATGAAAATAGAGAAGATACTATAACAACATTCCAGTCCGGTGGTTTGTTGAAAATACCACAGGGTTCAGAATTCTTATTGTCTCCATATAAGGTGTTCGATAATAGATTTTAATATAAACATGGAGGGGGATATGTCAAAAATTTTAATAATCAAAACTGGTCATTCTGAAACATTAGATCCTGGAATCAGCGATGAGTGTAGTTTGGGGGATATAGTAAGGACAACACCAATATTACATTGTTTTTCTAATGATCATGTTACATGGTTAACTGATGAGAAAGCATATCCCTTGCTTCATGGGATAAATTATTTAGATAGGATACTTATATATAATATAAATTCTATATTGCAACTACAGCAAGAACAGTATGATATTGTTATCAATTTGGAAAAAGTTCCTGGTATATGTGCTTTGGCAGATCAGATAAATGCATGGAGTAAATATGGATTTAGATTTGATTCAAAAGATGGAACAGTTAAGCCATATAAAAACAATCATGAAGCGTATTATGTGTATAATAGCTTAGATAGAAAAAGAGAAGCTGACCGAACATGGCAGGATGTGCTCTTTGAAATAATAGGCATGTCTTGGGCTGGAGAACGTTACATTGTACCTCCTATAGGTAATATTAGAAAAAAATACGATGTAGGCATTAACTTTAAAGTAGGTGGTAAATGGAATAATAAGTCTTGGCCTAAATCACATTGGAAGACACTTGGTGGGCTATTAGTTAAAAACGGATATTCCATTGGAGTTCAGCAAGGGGCAAAAGATTTAAATGAATACATTGAATGGATAAATAGATGCGAGTTGATAGTTACATGTGATAGCTTAGGGCTACACCTTGCTATGGGATACGGAGTCGATGCAGTAGGCTTATTTGGCCCCACATCTAATACTGAAGTTTATATGTATGGCAATAGTAAAATGTTGATAGCTGAAAGCGACTGTGTACCTTGTTTATATACTGAATGTTGTAAAGAGCAGTCGTGCATGAACACCATAGAACCTAAATTGGTTTTTGAAACTGTGGAATCTATATTAGATAAGTAGAAAATATGAAACAAATCCAGACAATTTTGATATTTATTATTATATTTTTTAGTTGCTTGTTTGCACCTATATCAGTCAATGCCCTTCCTGCGTTTCCAGGAGCGGAGGGTTGGGGATCTGATACTATAGGTGGTCGTAATAGTGGCAATGTAGTATTTGTCACTAATACTAATAATAGTGGATCTGGCAGTTTAAGGGAAGCTTGTTCTGGTGGTAATAGAATAATAGTGTTCAAAACTGGTGGTACTATAGATTTGGATTCTGAAATATCAATAAATAATCCATATGTAACCATAGCTGGTCAAACAGCCCCAGGCGGTGGTATATTAATAAGAGATTATGGCATCAGAGTCAGAACTAATAATGTAATAATACGTGGTTTACGTATACGTATAGGTTTAAATAATGTAAACAATGGCAATAATGATTGTTTAGGCATAGAAAGTAGCTCGAATGAACCTTACAATATAATACTTGATCATAATTCCATGAGTTGGTCTAGAGACGAAACTTCCACTATTTGGTTTGCAGCCAATAATATAACATATTCATGGAATATATTTAGCGAAGCATTATTGCCACATGGTATGTCAGTATTGTTTGGTCCAGGCAACTCTTATATTAGCTGTCATCATAACTTATTTGCTCATAATGATGATAGAAATCCACTCATAGGTGGTGGTAACAATATACAAACATACTTAAATGCTGCATCTCCAACAGAAGTCATTAACAATGTAATGTATAACCCAGGGTGGTTCGCTATAAGATACTCTGGCCATGGGCAAAACTCCAATGATCAACCCCAATTCTCTCATGCTATTGGTAATTATCAAATAAACGGTACCAATACCCCATTATATATACAGAACGCTAATGGATTAAGATCGGGACACGATGTACTTCCTGCATCAAGGGTTTACGGGTTAGATAACATAGGTTATGGTAGGCCAGATTCATCATATCCAGAGATAGCAGCATTTAGAGTTGACTATACGCCTAATTTTAGTTCATCTATGCAATTTACTCCATCTGGAATTAGCACCGATTCTTCCGATGATATTTTAAGTATAATTCTTGGTAGTTCTGGTGCCATAGTACCGTCTAGAGATTCTGTTGATTTAAGGGTCGTTTTGGATGTTCAAAACGGTACAGGAGCACATATCAGTGATCCAGCTTCAGTGGGTGGGTATCCAACTATAGCTTCCGGCACCTACCCAAATGATACGGATAATGATGGTATGCCAGATAGTTGGGAGACAGCCAGAAGCCTAAATCCCAATGATTCATCAGACGCATTTACAGATAGAAATGGGGATGGGTATGTGAATCTTGAAGAATATATTAATGAATTCTTTACTGGATCACCTGAACCAACAACTCCAATAGTACCAACATTTAATCCAGATACTGGAGAATATAATTTACCACAGAATGTTCAATTAACATTGGATAGTGGTGCTGATAACACATACTATACTACAGACGGATCTGAGCCTGATAATACTGATACTGAATATATTGGTGGAACTATAGGTATAAGTGGTGGAGATGGCATAATGGTGGCACTAAAAGCTGTGTCATATAATGAAGTTGGTAGAGGAAGTGTTGGATCAGCTTTATACACTTTCGATTTAACTGGTCCAGATGCTCCAACATTTACACCTAGCACTGGCACTTACAATACTGCCCAGAGCGTTGTTGTGAACGAACCGGTAGATGCATCAGCTACATATTATACTTCCAATGGGACAGATCCAGACAATACTAATACATTATATACCGGTGCTTTTACAGTGGATGGGAGTGATACGGAAGTTATCACAGTGAGAGCTGTATCTTATGACACTGCTGGCAATAAAGGTGATATAGGATCTGTTGTGTATACATTTGACAAAACAGATCCACCAGTTACGGATTACACTCCACCAATAGGTATTCCGGACCCAGGTTTATGGGGAACTACACATCCTATCACCAGTGATGCTCCAGCAAGGCCTAATCCTTGGACTACAGAACAGGCTGGCTATTATTATATAGATTTTACTAGTGGTACTGATACAGGCAGAACATACGGAACACCATCAGCACCTAGAGCTACAATTCCAGGAACCCTATCCGCTGGAGCATACGTTGAAGTTCATGGCATTGATGACGGATCAGTCGAAAGATATATGGGTGGTTGGAGCGGAACTGCCGATAATCCTATTTGGATAAGAGGACAATCCTCTGACAATAAAGGAGTAATAAGAGGCAACACTGTAATAAGGAATGCCGATTATGTTATAATAGAAAATATAGATTTCAATGGCAACAATACGTTCACTAAGGGTGGGATTGTCATTCAAGGGGCAGACTATATCTGTGTCAGAAATTCTAATTTTAGAAATTATTTATATGCGGGTAACGCATCTGGAATGGGTATAAGTCCTAAAGCTATATATTCTGATAATAATGATTGTCACGATATAATACTTTATAATTGTAATTTTGAAGAATTAGGTGAGTGGGATTATACGGGATCAGATGACCCAGATTTTCATGGATTTCAACCTGGAGGCAACCCATCAGAATCTTGTTATACTTATAATATATGGGTATTAAATAGTACGTTCTATCATATAAGCGGGAATGGTGTTCAGGTAACTGGAAGAACTCAACCCGCAGACGCTCCATTCTGTCATAATGTTTATGTTGGTAATAATATAGGTAGCTATAACAGGCAAGCATCTTTTTGGGCGAAATCTTCGACCGATGTTATCTTTAGTCAAAATACGGCATTTGGAGGAAGAACACACGGGCCACAACCTGGAACTGGTTTAGGCTGGCAATACGGCACTAATAGATTGTGGTTTTTATATAATAAAACATATGATAACCAGTACGGCATAAGGCAGTCTAGCACAAATGCCGGAGCCAATGCTTGGGACGCTTATATTATAGGTAATAAAATATATGATTGTTTGGAATATAATTCTACTTATAACCAAAGTGAAGATTATAGCCCTGGTTGCGGATTTGCTTGTACTTCTGACAATATGACTAAATATATAATAGATAATACTATATATAATGTTAATAGAGGTATAGCTAGTAATCCTGGTGCTGGTGCATATATAATAAAAGGTAACATTATATCTGAAATCAGAGACAATGATTATCAATTTCATATTCCAGGCGATTTAGCTTCTAGAAGTTTAGCTAATTACAACGTACTTTATGATGAAACACATGGTATGAGAGTTAGTTGGGGCGGGTCGATATATAATGACTTAGGTTCTTTCTTTGCTGCTACTAATAATTGCGATGATTGTATTGATGCAGATCCACTTTTTACTGATATTGATTCTGATGATTTTACATTACAGGAATTATCTCCTGCTATAGATGCTAATATAGAACATGATGTTTATCAAACTTTTTATGATCGGTACGGCATTGATATAAGGGTTGACTTCAACGAAGTCAGTAGATATCAAGGTGCTAATTGGGATATGGGTGCATTTGAATACACCGGTGTTACTGATACAGCACCATCAGCACCAACTTTTTCTCCTGGGACTGGAACTTACAATGAGGCGCAGGATGTTTTAATAACTCCAGCAGCTAGTGCGGATAATACTTATTACACTACTGATGGAAGTCAACCAGATAATACTGATACTGAATATATTGGTGGTACTATATCTATAAGTGGAACTGATGGTCAAACCATAACTCTCAGAGCTGTATCTTATAATGAGCTAGGCAAAGGGGTTGTTGGGTCTGCTATATATACATTTGATCTTCCTATTCTCACACCAGATGCACCTACATTCAGTCCTGATACTGGAAGTTACACTGGGCAACAAGATGTTACAATAATTCCAGATATTGATGCAGATAACACTTACTATACTACAGATGGAACTGATCCTAATAATGCTGATGCTGAATATATTAGTGGAACTATAGCTGTTAACGGTACAGATGGCGAATTCGTTACGCTTAAAGCTGTTTCATACAATGAATATGGTAAAGGTATAACTGGAGCTGCAACATATTCTTTTTATGATGCACCAGAAGTACCAGATGCTCCCACCTTTGATCCAGTAGGAGGCAATTATACATCTGCCCAAAATGTAACTATAATTCCAGATGTTGATGCTCAAATTACATGGTACACTACTGATGGAACTGATCCTGGTAGTTCTGATACTATATATTATGGAGGAACTATCCCAATATCTGGTACTGACGGTGAGGTAGTAACATTAAAAGCTATATCCTTCCGAGAGCATGTTGGGTTTGGAGCCATTGGTATAGCAATATACACCTTTATTATGGATACGGTTGGTCCAGATGCTCCAACATTTACACCTAGCACTGGAACATATGCTATAGCTCAAAATGTTGTAATAAATGAAGCATCTGATGCTAATACTACTTACTATACGACTAATGGTAGCCAGCCAGACAGTACAGATATCCAATACTTTGGTGGATCTGTACTAATAGATGGTGATAATGGCCAGACTATAATATTAAATGCCGTATCATATGACCTAGCAAGCAACAAGGGAATAGTTGGGTCAACTGCCTATACATTCGATAAGGATATAATACCAGAGGGAGACTTTGAAGCTCCAATAGGTATCCCAGATCCAGGATTAGTTTGGACCATAGACCCAATAGATACAGTCACACCTGATAGGCTAGATCCATGGACAACAGAACAGGTAGATTTTTATTATATAAATTTTGAAACTGGTAATGATACTGGCAACACCTATGGTACCCCATCAAATCCAAGGGCCACGATACCTAACACCTTAGATGATGGTAGTTATGTAGAGCTTCATGGTACCGATACATCGGCTGGAAGAACATTCACTGATTGGAAGGGTACGGCTGGAGAGCCGGTATGGATAGTAGGCATTGATGGTAGTGAGCCGATAATAAGAGGTGATTACGAATTAAGAGATTGTGATTATGTCTATATGGAAGAGATAGACTTCAATGGTAACTCGACCTATACTGAGGGCGCACTTAAAATAGAAGGTGGTTGTTCATTTATTTCCATCAGAAATTCTTGGATAAGAAATTACGATTGGGCGCACAATGCTTCAGGCATAGGTATAGACGCTGATCTAGGTACTGGTGAAGGCTACACTCATGATATAGTGATCTATAACAACATATTTGATTCTCTCGGTGATTGGCAAACCACAGAAGATGAAGATTTTCATGGCATACAGCCTAGAGGCGAATGGCAAAATTCCTTAGAAACATACAATGTATGGGTATTAGATAACACGTTTACGCGAATATCTGGCAATGCTATGCAGGTCACAGCGGTAGAAGATCCTCAATATAAACAATATTGTAATCATATTTATGCTGGTAGGAATAATATATCACAAGGTAGACAGGCTGGACTATGGGCCAAAGTGTGCCAGGATGTAATATTTTCACAAAACACTATCTATAACATGAGAAAACATGGCAATTCTGGATTAGGTGATGCGTTCGGAATGCAATATGGTGCTGATAGATTGTGGATAATATTTAACACAGTTTATGACTGTAATTTCTTTTACAGACAATCAGCTACATTATCTGGTGCAGATGGATACAATACTTACTTGATGGGTAACAAGATCTGGGATATAGAAGATAATGATAATGCATTTACTGGTGAGCCTTCTGACCAAGGAACCGGTATAGTGTTCTATGCTGCTGCTGATTACGGTAATTTATATGTTATTGACAATACCATGGATGATATGGTACAATTCTATGGTAACGATTCTGGAACAGATAGATCCGTTGAATTAAGTGGTAACATATGCGGTGATCTTAAAACTAGAACTAACAATGCGTATATAAGTGATTACGATTCTGACAATTTAAATATTGATTATATGTTGTTTTCTAATGGAGATGAAGATTTCTTTTGGAATGGCACACGCTATTCATCTTATTCAGAATGGAAGGTTGCCACTAATGAATGTACAAATTGCCCCTCTCCAGCAGATCCGTTGTTTTTAGGGACTACAAACTTTGTGCTTCAAACTGGATCTCCAGCAATAAATGAAAATGATTCACATTTCACCTATGGGCTGTTTCAAAGCCTGTATGGTATAGATATAAGATTAGGTCATGATGAAGTTGGTAGGCCACAAGGTGGCGTATATGATATAGGTGCTTTTGAAAAAGATACAGCACCGCCAGCTCCATTCAATTTTAGATTTAGATAGGGGGGGGGAATTATGAAATCATTTGTGTTGCCTGACGAATTAACTTATTTTGCGGTTTTCTTGAGCTTTAGATGTGGATATAATTGTTCATATTGTATCAATAGGTGCGGAGACTTTAAGCGCAGGAAAGAGATGTCAGCAGAGGAATGGATAGAAGGGATTAATAGACTACAGCTCAGTAAAGACAAGAAGGTGCCCATCACTCTTCAGGGTGGTGAGCCTTCTAAGTATAGCGGATTCATAGATGTGATAAACGGCTTAAAAGATGACTTCTATATTGACATTCTAACCAATCTAGATTTTGACGTAAAAGAGTTTGCTGAGAGAGTTGATCCAAATAGGTTGACAAGAGACGTTCCTTATGCTAGTATAAGAGTTTCTTATCATCCTGAGCAGAATAACCTTGTAAGCGTAGTTAATAAAGTGAAGTATTTACAAGATGCTGGGTTTGATATAGGCCTTTTCACTGTAGAGCACCCATCTATAACTATTCAACCTATAATTGATTATTGCCAAAAATACGATATAGATTTTAGGACTAAAGAGTTTCTGGGTGTGTACCAGGATGTCTTGTGGGGGCATTATAAATATGATGGACTTTTCAAGAAAGAAACGGAAGACGTTTATTGTAAAACCACAGAGTTGCTGATAAGTCCTAGTGGGTATATACATAGGTGCCATTCTGATCTGTATGGCTGTATTAATCCAGTAGCGCATATCACTGATGAAAAGCCCGATATACATTTTTGCTTTAGAACATGTAGTGAGTATGGCCATTGCAACCCCTGTGATATTAAAATTAAGAACGATAGATTTGAAGAATTCGGAACTTGCAGCGTGGAAATAGAGGGGGTCAATTGTATTTGATAGAGTACGAGTGTAGTATGTGCGGCGTTGAAAGTAATGTATATGTTACCAAGAATGATGGGATAGAAAATATAATATCTAAGATAAAGGAAGATCATGCAAAATGGTCTTACAGATGTGAGAATCCTATTGAGGATTTAAAGATATGGATTAGAACAGTTCAATGAAAGGGGGATAAATGGACAAATATCATATAGATAGTCACAAGCTAATGTATCATCCAGACAGAGTTCAGCCTTGGCTTAATGGTGAAACGGTATACCCAATCTACATGGAAATATCACCGTCTGGGCAATGCAATCATAGATGCACATTCTGCGCTTTAGATTACATGGAGTACGAGAAGAGATTCTTGGATACTGCTCAACTGAAAGTAACTGTCTCCGAATTGGCGACACTTGGAGTTAAAAGTATAATGTATGCCGGAGAAGGTGAACCCCTACTTCATCCATATATAGCTGATATAATTCAACACACTAAAAATAGAGGAATAGACGTTGCCATGACATCTAACGGTGTTGAATTTGGTAAAATGATGTCTAGATTAGTGCTCCCACATTTAAAATGGGTAAAATTCAGCGTTAATGCTGGTTCAAATGGGCTATACAAGGATATACATAAAACAAGCCCTGCTGATTTTGATAAGGTTATATTCAATATAGAGCATGCATGTAAACTTAGAAAGGAGGAAGGTTTGGATTGTGCCATAGGTGTTCAATCTATCCTTTTGCCCGAAAACGAACATGAAATGCTCCTATTAGCTGAGACAGTGAAAGAGTGCGGTGCCGATTATTTTGTTATAAAACCATATTCACAACATACAATGAGTAAAACTAACAAATATGAGAAAATAAAATACACTGATCTTAGAAATTTGAGATCTATTCTTCTCGATTCGGATTTAAATGATGATGATTTCGAGGTTATCTACAGATCGCACACCATTAACAAGTGGAATAAAAAACAAAGAGAATATAGTAAATGCTTTGGTCTTCCATTTTGGTCTTACATGGATGCTGGTGGTAATGTCTGGGGATGCTCTGCTCATCTAGGCAGGGAGACATTTAACTTCAACTATGGCAATATATACGAAGAATGCTTTGAAGATATATGGAACGGAGAGAAAAGAGCTAAGAACCTCAAGTGGGTAGAGAACACTATGAATTGCGGTAAGTGTCGTGTAAATTGCAGGATGGATGAGTGCAACAGATATCTTTGGGAGTTAAGGAACCCAAATGATCATGTTAACTTTATTTAGGGGGGGAGTATGGATCTACAAAAGAAAGCTGACCAGATAAGAGAGGACGTAATAAGGGTTGCAGTTAAAAACAAAGCTGGCCACATAGCTCCATCACTCTCATGTGTGGACATACTAACTGCCTTATACTACGATGTCATGAAACCTGAAGATCACTTTATACTATCTAAATCTCATGGATGTTATGGTCTTTATGCTATATTAGCTGATAAAGGTTTAATACCTAAAGATGATTGGGAGAACTTCAACCTGTCCGGATGCTCAGAGAGGATGGTAGATAAGGATGGTAAGCCTATTATAGAAGCAGGATGTGGATCTCTAGGGCATGGGTTGCCGATAGCTGTGGGTATATCATGGGGATTAAAGTTACAAGGGAAAGAGGGAAGGGTTTTTTGCCTTTTGGGAGATGGGGAATGCCAGGAAGGTTCAACATGGGAGGCTATTCAATTTTCTCTAACTCATAAATTAAATAATTTGGTTGTTATAATAGATGACAATAAATTACAAGCTATGGATAAAACATCTAATATTATGGATTATGATCATATAGAGATGCTTGATGCTATTGATGATCTAGATGGACATAATTTAAATAAAATTAAGGAAGTATTATCTTATGGTGTTGATGATGAACCACTTGTTTTAAATTTCGACACTATAAAAGGAAAGGGGCTTAAATGTGCAGAAGGTAAAGCTTATTTCCATTATCGTTTACCAACAGAAGAAGAGTTGAAGCTACAATGAAATGCTTTATATGCGAGACAAGAGATGCCACATGCGCTGATCATTCCGATAATAAGGTAGTTTATGTTTTGTGTGAAAAATGTGGACGTGGACCGGATAAAGATGTGCAATCCAGGATAAGATTAAAACGAGAGCAGATCAAGAAGAGGGGGAAGTAGTGGATTATAGAAAGGAAATAATCAACGAATTGATTCCATATTTTGAAACAGACGATAGGTATCATCTCATTTGTTGTGATATGGGGTTTGGGGCTATAGATGAATTTATTAGCATGTTCCCTGATCGTTTCACGAATGGCGGTATAATGGAGCAAGGGATAGTCGGTATTGGCGCAGGAGCGGCTATGACCGGTAAGATCCCCATAATATACACCATAGGGAACTTTCTTTGCTTCCGAGCTTTAGAGCAAATTAGAAACGATGTACTCCTTCATGGCCTAAATGTTAAATTCATAGGCACTGGCGCAGAAAACTATTTCGATTTCCTAGGCCCATCACACACATGTGACAAGGATGATAAAAAGATCTTTGACATAATAGGATTAGATGTATCTGATCCGTACGTTAATCCAACTAAATACGAGCTATTCGATAAATTTTGTCTAAAGAATAACATCCTAATGGACATGGACACCATGTGGCATATAGATATTGAAGATTTTGAAGAGTCAGATGCGGATAAAGAAGATAGGTGGGTAAAACTAGTTAATGATTTCATGATGAGTGAAAAGGCGGGGTATATACGTGTTTAACATATTCAGCGATTTATATGATGAGATTAGGTATCTAAAATCAAACATTGAAAGGGAGATGTCTAATTGGGCATACAAGAAAGAAAGGGAGAATGTCTTAAATTTATATATGGATTACGTTACTAAAAAAAGTTATATGGATAAAGAATATGTTTTTCAAGTAGGCGAGAATATCTATTGCGCAATGCGTCAGTTTCGCACATTTGGAGATAATTATAGATATATGTGGCAAGCGAGCCTACTCAAGACACGGCATGACACTTTGCTAGGCATACCAGTGCAGAAGGTGTCTGGTGGCGAGATAGACCTAGTTCCAGTTGGAGATGAGTCTGTTGTCAATCTTCTTTCTAAATTAGAAAATGCTATATCAAAGAGAGGGGGTAATAATGTTTGATAGAATAAAGAATTTTTTTAGAGGTAAGGTGTATTGTGCTGGTTGTTTTTGGTATAGAGGCCAAAGTAAGGGAGTCAAATCAGCGTGTGTTCATAAATCCAATATGAAAATAACCCAAAGACCTGATACATGGTTAAAGAAGGGTACCAACGTTCATTGCATGAACGAAGCATTTGAAATAAACAAACATAATGATTGCTCACACTTCAGACCAAGCTTTGAGAAAAGAGGGGGAGTTAGGGGATAATGTCTGATACATTTTGCAGTGAGTGTAAATTTTTTGGCCATGATATTAATTCAAATGTAGCATGTTGGCATCCATCTAATATAGTTACAAAAAAATGTTGGCATTCACCAGTAACAACTTTTTTTACAAACCAACCATGTGATTTAAATGTTGGTAATTGTATTTATTTCAGATATACATGGGATCATTCAATTGAGGTCACTAAAGAAGAGATAGAAAAAGCTAGGAGGGGATAATGTGCTATCGTAAAGAAGATTGGACTACTGAAGTCCCAACTGAAAAAGGTTGGTATTGGGCTATTGAGAATTTGGAACCTGGAGAGGCAGATCTATTCTTAGTTAGATTCGATGGAACCCCCAAATTATTCACTAGATTTCATCCTGGGAATGAATTTGAAGTAGACTTTTTCTCTCACTGGATGGGTCCATTAAAAATACCGACTGAAGTACCAGATGGTTATGAGGGGATAATGGAATTATGACATTAATACTTGATGGCCATAAATTAGCATGGCACAAAGATAGGGTAGATGCTTGGTTGGCTGGCGAGAGAGTAGCACCAATCACTATAGATTGCGCTTTAACTAGATCCTGTAGTTTTAATTGCCAATTTTGTTATGCTACGCTCCAGGATAACGATGCCCAAAAAATAACACAAGATGTTATATATCGCTTCCTAGATGACTCTGCTGAAATAGGAGTTAAAGGCATAAGCTTTGTAAGTGATGGAGAATCGACATGCTCTCCACACCTCACAAACGCTATCTTAAGGGGCAAGTCAAACGGAATAGACATGGCATTGGGCACGAATGGGTATCTCCTTACTCCGGAACAGCTTGAAATCATAATGCCCAAGCTGACATACTTGAGATTCAACATATCTGCCGGACATCTTGACAGATACAAGGAAATCCATGGCGTAGGTGACGTTGAATTTAAACGTGTAATAGCTAATATACGGTCGTCAGTAGCATTAAAGAAGAAAATGGGGCTACCGGTCACAATAGGCCTACAAATGGTCATGATGCCTCAATATGGGGATCAGGTACTACCATTGACTGCACTAGGAAGACACCTTGGAGTTGATTATTTAGTTATAAAGCATTGTTCTGATGATGAAGACGGTAGCTTGGGCGTAGACTATTCAAAATACGAAGCATTGACTGACACATTGAAATATGCTGAGGGTTTCAGTACGGAAGATTATCAAGTTTCAGCTAAGTGGTCGAAAATAATGAGCGAGGGGAAGAGGCGATACAGTAGATGTTATGGCCCTCCCCTCATAGCTCAGTTTAGCGGATCTGGACTAGTAGCTCCATGTGGTATGCTATTTGCTGAAAAGTATAAGAAGTATCACATAGGAAATATAGCGGAACAGTCTTTTAAAGAAATGTGGGAATCAGATAGATACTGGGAGGTAATGGGTCTAATAGCATCAGACAAGTTTGACGCTAGAACAATGTGCGGCACATTATGTTTACAACATAAATGCAATGAATACTTGTGGGACATGAGAGAGGGTGGAACAATGGAATGGCCACATAGGGAGTCAGATATACCAGAGCACGTTAATTTCATATAAGGGAGTATGCAACACATAAGGGGTAGACCTTATTTAAAGATATAACCAAGGCCTCGTCAGAACAAATGCTGGCGGGGTTTTTTATTTTAAAATTTCTTAAAAGGGTGGGGGAATATGGAAAATTTAATACAGATAGCTTACGACAACAATAATCTGATATGTATTATAAAAACAGATGAGGAAGCAATTCAACATGAAACCAACATAACACTGAAAGATATAGAGAAAAATTGGTTTTTTGTAGCATGTTGGTTACTTTCCAAGTGTACTGTTTTTTTTGATTTAATGCCATTAGAATTTGGATTTGCGTGTTCTGAAGATATCTATCCATATATAGAGAAACCACTAAATTACTGCAATAGCGTATTAATGCAAACCAATGAATCAATAAAAACGTTGGAGCATAATCATAATATAGCTGAAGATAATGAGAATGTTTTATATGTGAATGTTTCAGAGGATTTAAGATACAAGTCATTTTATGATGTTTTAAAAGACAATAAGAAAGTTGATGTACACTACCTTAATATGGATCTAGGATTCAATAGGAAAACTAGGCAATGGGAGAAAGAAAGACCTGAGCCGATATCCATATCAGACCTTCAAAAGTTTATAATAGAGAACAATATTAAGAAGATAGTTTCAGTTAACGAATATTTTTTAAACTATTACATGATGACATATAATATACACCTTGCTACTTTACTTAGTTATATGGGAGTAGAGTTCATAGTAATAGATAATGACCCCTATGATTTAAATGCAGAAGGGTTCTATAGAAAAGTAATACAGCACAACAACAAGAGAAACCATTTCTGTAATTTGAAATGTTTAAACTATGATCTGGATGAGTTTTATGAGTTGAAGAATATAACTTACAACGCTATCCCGCAAGATTATAGGAAGAAGAAAGTAAAGAAATTTAAGAAAGATTACAATGTAATTGTATTGACTAACAGTAGATTGAGCAATGTAGAGCAATTCCAGGGCACAATAAATAAAATGCTAGGTGTTCTACCTCCCGAAACTATATTTGAGGATCTGATTAATTGGTACATGGCAATGAGAGCCATAATACTATCCGATGAAAGGTTTTCTGAGACTAACAGATTTCATATGAATAGCTCTCTACATGGATTCTTTTACACGTTTGCTAATTGGCTGAAATATAAAATCATAGAGAATGTAGAAACCGATAAACCGTTTCATGTTTATGGTGATGAAGGATTCAAAACAATTTGTCCTGATCTCTATAGAGGCTCACTAAACAATGATGAGATAAATGAGTTATTCAAGGGTAACAATTTATACCTTCTGATGAATTTCTCTTATACTTACCTAGATGCAAGTGGCCCCGTATACGATATGATGAGGCGTGGTGTACCATGGCTCAATATTACTACTCCAATAAAAAGTAGATATCTTAAAGACCTAAGCTTACTTGAGTATACTAATGATATAGATGAGCTAAATTACAAAATCAATAATGCAGAAGAGATATATAATGATAGTAGGTTAACTATAGCATTAGATAATTATAGACTAACTTTAAAATCTAGCGTAGATGAGATAAAGTCTATCATTGTAGGTTCCGATATCAAAAAGGAATCATTGTTCCAAAAAGAGATGAAGACACACGAAGCTTTAATGAACACTGCTGTAAGTAATTACCTTGATAATAACCAAGACATACTTAAAGAATCATTTAAAATATTATTTGGGATATAGAATATGAAAGCTGGGATACTAAGACACAAAATAATGATAGAGAAGAAATATAAAGAGAGGAGTCCCACCGGTGCTGAAATTGTAATTTGGACTACTGATACTCCAGCTTGGGCTTCTATAAAACCATTACGTGGTAACGAATATTACCAATCCGAGCAAATAAGAGCCAATGTTACACACAATATAGAGATAAGATACACCACACTCTCTGCCTCTACAAAGATATCTCCAGGGTATTGCAGGTTAAACTGGAACGATAGAATATTTACTATAGAGAATGTAATCAACGTAGATGAGCGCAATATAAAATTACTCTTAATGTGTAGGGAGAGTGTATAGTGGGTATCCCAGTTGGACATAAACATTTTGCTGAATTGGTTGGCCTAGAAGAATTGAATGATATGTTTAAAGCCATAGCCACTACATACGACAAGAAAATGTTTAAAAAAGAGCTGCTTAAAATAGCAGAAGAACTGTCTGGTAAAGTGAGCGGCAGAGCACCTATAGCCACTAAGGGTCATTGGAAGAAAAATATAAGTGATGCTAATGTTGGAAGATCTGGAGCTATGTCTTGGGATTGGACTCAACCTGGAAGCCTTAAAGAAAGTATAGTCGCTAAATTACCCAAAAGAGCAAGAAAGGGTAGGCAAATATCTTACGTTAAGGTCCAATATAGCATAGCCCCTCACGCACACTTGATTGAATACGGTCATTATATAAGAAAAGAAAAAGATGGCGAAATTGTCGATAGAGTGGAGCCTGACCCATTTTTTTCAGATACATGGAAAGCGCAAAAAGCAAAAGTTGAGAAACAAATTTACCAAGCTGCACAAAAAATATTATTCAAAAGAATAGAAATAGAAAAGAGGAAAGCTAAAAAATGAGTGTAGGCATAACTATATACAATAGATTAACAGCTTCTGCTGATTTAAGCAACATAATAGAAGATAGGGTTTATCCCCTAACCGTTCCACAAGGTGCTAAATTACCAGCGGTGGCTTATCAACAAATATCTGGGCAAAGGGTGAAAGCTATGATAAGAGACCCAGGATTGGCTTATCCTAGATATCAATTAACAATATTATCAACAGGTTACGATCAATGCTACAACGTTGCGAAGTATACTAGACAGGCATTGCAAGATTATTCAGGCTCAACTGGTGGAGTAATTATACAGAGAGCTTTTTTTGAAAATGAGTTCGAATTTGAAACATACGATGAGAACGGAGATAATGTAACATTTCACATAATACAAGATTACGAAATCTGGTGGAGCACATAGGAGATTATATATGTCTGAAACAGTTTATAAAGATGCCAAAGTTTATCTTGATGGCTTTGATATAAGTGGCCAAACTAACAGTGTCACACTTGACCAAAGTGTCGATCTCCTAGATAGGACGGCATTAAGTCACACATCAAGAAGAAGAAAGCCAGGGTTAAAGGATGTATCTGTTTCTTTATCTGGGTTCTGGGATAGCACTAATACAGATAAGGAGATGTACGATGATATAGGTTCAACTGGTGTTGTTTCTATAATGCCAACACCTGACGGTGGTGCAATAAATAGTTTATCCTTTTTTACTGCCAATATTAACGGAGAATATTCACCTTCTGGCAGCATAGGTGATTTATATGGATTCACTTTTGCCGGTAACGGGCAGGGTGAATTGGCTAGAGGTTTAGTTTTTAAAAATGCTGCATTAAGTACAGCTTCACCTAGCACGATATTGAATTTAGGTGTAGTTGAATCTGGGATCAAAGATCATTTAGCGATTCATGTTATTAACAATGGAACCAGCACTGGTGCTAATATAAACATAGAAGTGTCAGCTAGTACAGATGTTTTATTTGGCGGCTCACCTTCTACTCTTTTTAGTGTCAATATAACAAGTGCTAATGTTGGAAACGCAATATACACATCAACAAACACACCGTCTACTGCACACTTATATTACAGAGCAACGGTAATTCAAAATAGTTCACAAGACAGAAAATTATTCTGTGTTGCGTCAATAGGGCGCAATAACTAATGGAGGTCATATATGGCTGAGATAGTCTTTACACAAGCAAGGGTTAAGATTGGGACAAGCGATGCCCCAACAACTACATTAACACAATATCTTAGATCAGCTACTATTAATTATAGTGCTGAGTTAGTTGATAAGACAGCTATGGGCAATAACTCTAGGCGTAGGGTTAATGGGCTGAAGGATGCTAATGTTTCTTTAGAGTTTAATCATAACTATGCATCTACGGATGCTGAGAAATTCTTTTTTAATTTAGTCGGTACAGAATCTAGCAATTGTTGGATTCAGTTAAAACCAACATCTTCTACAAGTCCACGTTTTTTTGGCAGATTCCTTTCAGAAGGTTGGTCTCCAATGAGTGGTGGTGTAGGTGATTTGGCAACACATACTTGCTCATTCCAAGCAGATGGAGATTTTACAAGATCAAGTGCTACTGCCTAGCTAATTAACATAACAACGAACCAGCCCCTATCATCTTAACGGTGGTAGGGGTTTTTTATTAACTATTAAAAGGAGGGCACCATGAACTTAAGAGAAACTATTTTAAATTCAGATGATTTAGTAAAAGAGGTAATGGTAATACCAGAATGGGATGTGACTATTAACGTATGTAGTATGACAGGTAAGCAAAGGGCTGATTTGCTGGACAAAGCGAAAGAGGGCGAAGCTAAGGGGCAAGATTTAGCTGATTTTTACTCTAAAATATTAGCAATGACAGTAAGAGACCCAGAAGACAACTCATTGATTTTCACGGAAGAAGATTATGATGCTCTTATGGATAAGAATGTCAAAGTCATAGAAAGAGTAGTTGAAGTATCATTGAAGATTAATGGTTTATCTAATGACTCCATAGAAGAAGCAGAGGGAAACTAATAAAAGGTCATCCTGAGAGGAGAGTTTATTTCTTTATAGCGAAAGAACTTGGGATGACCGTAAATCAATTCCTCAATTCAGTACCGAGTAAAGAGATAACTGAATGGATAGCATTTTTTAATATACAAGAGTATGAGAGAAACCAGAAAGATCAGCGGCGTAAACAAGAAGTGCAAGCTAAAAAAGCATCAAGAGGTGGATTCTAATGGCAGGAAAGAGTTTAGCAGATTTAATAGTAAAATTAGGAATGGATACCACACAATTCGTTACAGGTATGCAAAAAGCTGCTAAAGCTGGTGAGAAATTAGATAAAGCTACCATAGAAAATAATAAAAGATTAAAGTTAATGAAGAAACAAATAGTACTTGCAACTGCTGCAATGGCATCACTAATAGCTGTGACAGCTAAATTCACTAGCTCTTTAATTGATGCTGCTGTAGAAATGGAAACCGTTCAACTTAAATTTAGATTTCTCCTTGGTAGCCAAAAAGAATCTGTTAAAATGTTTAAGGAGATAAAAACGTTTGCCAAAACTGTAGCTTTTGAGTATAGAGATTTGGCGAATGCTGCTGGTATGTTAGCTGCTGTTATGAAGGGTGGTGTCCCAGAGATAATGAAATGGATGCCAATAATAACAGATATAGCTACTGTTTTTAATATACCAATACAAGAAACCACTAGTCAGATAATAAGGATGTATGCTAGTGGAGCTGCTGCTGCTGACATGTTTAGAGAAAGGGCGGTAACAGCTATGCTTGGATTTCAAATGGGTTCCAGAACTAGCGTTGAGGAAACCAGGAAAACCATAATAGCTGAATGGGAGAAAACAGGTAGTAAATTCAGAGGTGCGTCTGCTGCTATGGCTGACACTTGGACTGGAATAATGTCTATGCTTAAAGATGAGTGGATGTTCTTTAGAATGGAGATTATGGAACTGGGTGCATTCGAAAATTTTAAGGATTTAATGAAAGAGCTTCTGAAAACAGTTAGAGAATTGACTGAAGAAGGTGGATTAGATACATTAGCCAGATCAATAAGTGATATACTTTCTGAATGGACTAAGGGATTAATGTGGATTGTCAAAGGATTTAAATTTATACACGACTTTTTCGTATGGCTTGGAGCTGGTCCACAAACTGAATTCGGTGCTCATATACAAAAAATAATGGATGCTGAAGATAGAATAATAGCAATAGATCAAAAATTAGAAAAATTATATAAAAATCAAGAAGGTAGAACAAATAGAATAAAAAGAGGTATAGAATTACATACATATGAGAAAAAGAAATATGCAGACACTGCTCTAGAAATAAAATTATTAGAAAAAGAACAGCTTGGATTACAGGAACAAATTAAAAATGTATCTTGGTCTATAAATTTACTTAATAGGGAAAATAAGAAAATTATAGAAGAAACCAATGCTGCATTAGAAAAAAGTCGTGCAGGTATGTTCGGATTTGATGAAAGTGCCCTTAGTGATACTCAATCGAAATATAAAGAAGTATTCGCAGAATTATTTGTCTTAAGAATTGCTAGAGAAAAGGAATTAAACGAAGATCTCAAAAAAATAAGAGAAAAGCAACATGATGAAGAATATAATGCTTTCGTGGAAGTTATAAGGAAAAAATGGGCTAATTATGATAAATTTTTAAAGGCTATACAGAGCGAAACTTCATCTATATTCTATGATATGTTTAATGGCACATTGAACACATGGGAAGATTTCACTGATAGAATGAAAGCTATATTCTTACAAATGTTGGCCAATATAGCAGCTGAAAAATTTATATCCAGTATAGTCGCTGAGGTAATACCTGCTGGGTTTACTAGTGCTTTTAGTAGTGCTTTGGGTGGTGCTACTGCTGCCGATGCTATAGCTGGTGCTGGTGGTGCTAGTGCTACTGGTGCTTCTGCTGGAGCCTCTGCTGGTGGTGCTGCGGCTACTGCTATACCTTGGTTAGCAGCAGCCGCAGTAGTTGTTGGGGCATTTGCAAAGAAAAAAAAGGATAAAAGGCAACTTTTGAGTGTTTCTGGTGTAGCGGGTTTTGATGCAACAACCGGATTCACTGGGTATAATGCTCCTCCACAGGTAAAAAAAATCATAGAGCAGCTAGGTGAACAAACTGTTGATATGCTTTATTCCCTACCTTCACAAATATATCTTTCAGCAGCTTCCGCACTAGAATCAACAACATTGCAATTAGGTTTTAGTCAGGTTAGTAAAAAGGGAATGGGGCATTTAGTTGGAAAATTTTCAGAAGCTATTTCAAAACGATGGGAAAGAAGCATAAGAGATGTTATGAGGGCTTCTTTCAGTGTGGCGTTAAAAAAAATGAAAGGCTTAGAGGGTGACGCAACTAAGGGCTTAATTTTTGGAGCTATAAAGGATAATGACATACAAAGAGCTAATGATATTTTTAATGCTACAAGTAATTTCTTAAAGGAATTACAATATACAATAGATGCTGAAACTATGGATGAATTGTCATTATCAGTTAAGCAATTGAATGATGGATATGGAGAACAAGTGGTTAGAGCACGACAGTTGGGTGTAAGTGTTGATATGGTTAATAAATCATATAGAGCTGCGTTGAGTGGTCTATTTTTACCAACTGGTGATGTAACAGCATCTGATTTTACTGCATGGCTAGGTGGTTTACCTGAATTAATAGGTGGTCAAGAAGGTATCAGCGGTCAGTTAACAACATTGGAAGGTAAATTAACCAAATTGAAGCAAAAAAGAAATCAGGTTCGTAGTGAAATTAATAGACTGGAAACTGAATTAGAAGAATACACAGCAGGTACTGGGTCTACTGGAGGAGTATTATCTGGTATTGGTTATGCGTATTATGGAGAATTAATTGCAGAACAATATGATATATTAAAAAATACTTATGAAAATGTAACTGGTATAGAATTAACACTTGAATCTATTAGTAATATAATGGCAATAGCTAATGGCCAGATAGGCGAATGGAACGAAGAATTAACCGGAGAAGGTGGGCTTTACGCACAATTACAAGAATTTAGTGGATCTATTTATGACGCATTGAAAATATTTAAAACTGATGCTGGAGATCTGTATTTAGAACAATCAGTTATTGATTTAAGAAATACTTTGGAAATTTTAGGCACAGCTATGGAAGTGTTGAAAGAAACTGAATATTCAGATATACTACCAGAAGTTACAGCCTATAGGGATTTTTTAGTGGAAGATTTCCTCTCTCCATTGCAAGATGTCATAGATAAATATTCGTTATCCGATAAGGATTACAGCTTAAAACAATTAGCAGATTGGTATGATACGCAAATGACAGCCATAGATTCTTTGGCTGGTGTTTTAAGTGAAGGTGAGTTTGCTAGTGCTTTGAGTATGTTAGATGAAGCTTTCGCATTACAATCACAGAGTATAATTGACAACTATATAGATCCAATTCAAAGCGCATTCGAACAATTCCTAACCGGCATACTAGATTTGGTACCAGTACAAAGTGCTGAAATGTATGGAGCAACATTCCAGCATCTTGCTGGGAAAGCTGCTGCTGGAGAAGAGGGAGCGTTCCAAAATCTCTTAAATTTCACGAGCGGCCAATTTCTACCATTCTTTCAGGGTTATGCAAGTAGCGATTTGTCATATGGATATCAGGATGTCTTTAGTGGAGCTATGCAACAAATACAACAGCTAACTCTCAATATAGATGGTCAAGAATTTGCGAAAGTCTTAGTAGATCTAGCTGCTACTAACCCAGAATTAGCCTTAATATTTGGAGGTACTGAATAATGCCAGCTTTTGAAATGTGGGATTTTCTAAGTACAGCAGCAGCGGATTATCCTAGCACAATGCTTAATATAGAACCACAACGTGTATTAAATGAGATGGGCAATAAGAATCAAATAATACACTTAGGTGATGACGGTAGTGAGGAGAGGATAACCTTCAATTCCACTACCGTCTTTAAGGTTAGCCTACAATGGGATGTATTGAATGAGGCTGATAGTGGTACCATTTTTAAATTCTTTCATAGCACCGCATTAGCTAATGGCTTGAGTAGGTCATTTAGATGGCAACATCCAACGGATGGCCATAAATACACAGTTAGGTTTGATGGCCAACTAGATAGGAGTATATCTCCAGCGTCTATATATGGTATTTCTCAAGTAACATTTAAAATATTAGGGCAAGCTACGGGTTAATATATGTCAGTTACATTCAATACTACACAGCAGAATATAGTTGACTCTAACTATAAGAAAGTATCATGGATATTTACGGTAACTGATACTAGTGATAATGTTCACAATTGGAGTAATACTAAAACTGTTGGCATGAAGAGTACCGCATATGATTTCAAGATAACTGGCTTCAGTGGAATATCAACCCAAAGGTCTAAATCTGAATTTGGAGTACAGGCACCAAACACTCTAAAGTTTAACGTTATCAATAAAGATAATACTTTGGCTCATACAGATTTCTTGAATGGAACTGTTAAGGTTGAACTTTTGATATCTGACGGAGAAGACAAATATATTATTAGAACGTGGAAATTTAATGTTAAGAAGACTGAACCTTCTTATCAGAAATTCGCATTGACTTGTGAAGATTACATACAGCAGTATTTAACCGGTACATACCCCAATACTAGATTCGTAAAAGACATTTTCTTTGGTGATGATATTGATGTAGATGATAACGTGTGTTTACCTGTTCCTTTCGGCAAAGCTTATATACCATTGAGATCCGTTTATATAGGTAATGCCATAACATACAGTAGCACAACAATGAATGTTATTGGGTCTAGTGATGGTAAAAGATGCAAGATAGTTGATAGTGCTAGTGGTTTGGGATCTTTTGGTAAAAATAGATTCATTACCACAACCGGATTTGATGTATCCACAGCCAATAATGGTACATTCTCTTGTTTATCAGCGAGCAGCAATACACTCGAATTCTCTGAACTAACAGGATTCACATCAGAAGTAGCAGCTTCTAGTGCCACATTGAAACAGGGCCAAAGATATTATGCTTTAGGATCTACTAATAATACTTTTACCATCAATAAAGTGCGCTCTCCTAGAGAATGGGGGCTTAAGAGTGAATGGTTGAGTGGTGATTACATCTTCACTCAGGCTATCAAAATAAATCCAGATAGTAGCGCATACTGGGTATTGCAACCTATTATAGCGGATGCTGATTTTGATGGCACAGCAGATAGCGCAGGTCTATGGAAACAAGGCGATAGATTTCTAGATATGCCAGCAGAGATAACTAGATCTGACACCACAGGTATAACTAACCCTGGGGCAGTTATAGATTTCTTCTTAAAGGACATAGGGGTACCAGCAACTCAAATAGATGAAACAGCACTAGCTGCCGCATCTACAATACATGATAGTTGGAAATTATTATGGAATGGTGCTCACTGGTTTAAAGAGCCAAGAGGCAAGGTGTTAAGTAAGTACTTAAACATGTGCCATAGTTATATAGTATCTAATGAACGTTTGGAATTAAAAGTAAAAAGTAAAACTAGCAAAAAAACTATAACTAAAGCTGAAGTGATACGTACACAAGATGTTGGTGAAGGGAGTTTCAAATATAACGATATAATGATTGACTATGAATCTGATTCAGCTTATGTTGCATGGAATAGTACCGGTGAATCACAGGATAAATTTTTAAAAATACTAGTTCCAGCTAAAGGATCGGCTAAAACTATCATAGGCGAAGAAGTTTTACCCCTTCCATTTGTACAGGATAATCAACATGTGCAAGTTTTAGGTACATTGTATTACCAAAGGAAATTTAAAAAACAAGCAAACGTATCCTTCAAGGGTAAGGGTAGTCTTTTGGGTTTGGAACCTGAAGATGTTATAACTATTGATCATGCTGATTACGGTGGTAATTATACAGCTTTAGTAGATAGTATGAGGATTAATACGGATGCTTCTATAGATTTCAAATGTATTAAATATAGTGTAGCATTAGATGATTGGGGTGATCTTTCTCCTGATGCTATAACAGTATTTCCAGATGATACTGAGGATATGTGGACACCGCCAGTTGCAGGGCCACTCTCAGCTCAAGATTTAGGTAGGAAAGCTTTTGATGCCTGGGGTTTACCATGGGTAGTGGTTGGCCCATCTACGAATGAAGGTAGATACACTTCCATACAGAGCGCATTGAATGCCTTAAATGACAGAAAGCAGAGTGGTATATTTATAAAAAACGGTACATATTATACTACTGGACCAGTTTGGCTACCTAAAAAAGATATCCATATGTTAGGTGAAAGTAGGGGCGGTGTTTTTATAAGAAGCTCTTCTAAATGGGATGATCTTGGTGTAGCTTTTAAATTATTTAAAATACAGGACGGGTCAACAAATGTTTATACTTTTGAAAATTTTACAATAAATAGCATATCTGCTAATTATTCTAGTAGGGTGTCTATGATTTGGGCTTCTACTGGTAAGCCACTTGTAAATATTAACAATGTTAATATGAATTTAAAAAACCACAATACTCAGGATTTAGGCGATTATGGTGTGTATATGTCTGCTAGTAGTGGCACTCTAAGAGTCACTGATTGTAATTTTAATAAGGGCCTAACTGCTGTTTACACTGCGGGCTGTAAGAGTTATGGTATAACTAATTGTAATATGGATTTAATGTTAAGACCAATAAATATTGATAGTAAGAGTGGTGTGGGCATTATTCAAGGGAACAATATAACCAAATTCAAAAGAACCGGTATAGGAATTGACTCTGCTAAGGCTGCTACTGTTGTTAGTGGTAACAATATAGAGAATACTACTTCTCCATATAAAGCTTACTCACTTTTAGGTATAATCCTCGATAATAAAAATGGTAGTGTAGTGGGGAATACTATAAATTTACGTAGTACTTCAACAGATACTAGTATATACGGAATAAGGTTAGCTCAGGATTCTGAGAAACATACAGCAGCTAATAACACAATTGAAATAAAATCAAAGGTGAGTGATGACTTGGGAGTTGCACAACGTATACTTGGTATTTTTTGTGACCAAGCTGATGATGGATCAATAACCGGTAATAATATTAGAATTGACCTCACTGAGTCTGTAAGGGTATCTCAGACCATAGGTATTTATATAGATACTTCCAATAGAAGCATAATAAGCTCAAACAATATTGATTTAGTTAATAATGACGCACTAGATGATGGTATATGGTTCACCGCTAATTCCGATAACAATCAAGGCTCAGACAACATAACATATAATGTAGGCACATCTGTAGTTGATCTTTCAACTAATTTTGTTACAGCTAAGGATGTATAATGAATTGTATAATATATCAACACGGATCTAATAAAATAAAGTACTTCCTCGAAGATTGCATCAATAAGGATAGGGATTTCATAGGTCTAAATTGCAAATTATATGGTGTTAAGCCTATACATTGGGCAGTCAAATGGACTAATGATATAGTTAATCCAATTAACGATGAAGATGGCAAGCAAATAAGTTGGGATAAAACTGTAGACCAAGTTAATGAAACCCAAGAAAAAACAGAAATAAAGAAAATAACCAATGAAGAATATAGGGAAGCTATAAAATTTAGACAAAAATTAGCAGATTTAAAATTTAATCAAATAGATGCCTACATAGACAATAATGTGGTTAGTTTTGAAGAGGCTAAGGACTATTTAAAGCAGTTATCTAAAGTCGTTTTGGGAATAATAAAAATGATAGATAGGGATTAATATGACAACACAAATAGTATATACTAGAACTTTATTGAATGGTGGCTCTACTGCTGCTATTGACAATATAGATGGTAACAGCCTTAATTATGGGGATCTATGTATAGTTTATTCTACTAACTACAGGATGGCCTTTTACCAATTAGCTGATAGTACAGAATCTGAAAGCCTACCTGAGAGAATTACTCCCGATTTCAATAATACCGATAAACGATGGAAACTGATGGGCAACTTCCTTAGTGCCAATCATATGGTGGGTATAGGCACAACAGATCCACAATACACATTAGATGTCAGAGGCACTATATATGGTAGCAGCAGGGTTAGGCTCAATGTTGGATCATCTGAGATATCAGGTGCTGGCACTACTGGTTTAATTTGGCAAACTAGTGGAGTATTAATGGTAGTAATATAGCTTGACAATCATATAACAATACAGTATACTTGCAGGATATGTAAAAATGACTACAAAAGATGAGTTAGAAGCTACTGTTCATGATCATGATACTAAGATAGCATTGTTAGAAAACAATATCAATAGAATAGTAGAGGGTGTCGATAATATAGGAGAGATTCTAGGAGGTAAAGATGGCGTTGTGACACAAACCGTGGTTCACAAGTCAGCTATCAGGAGGTTATATTGGATTAATACTATCATAGGAGCACCATTGGTGTTGCTTTTACTAAAAGCTTTTCTACAATAGGAGCTAAAATGCCTTATGAAGATTTGGAAAAATTGGAATCTGAATTCCCTAAACAAGAGATAAATCACCATGTGCGGAATTACCTCCTAGCTGTCAAAGGATTGTTAAAGAACTTAGACAGGAGCGTTTCTGATTCTACTAACATAGATGATGTTTTAGAGAAAGCTTTACGCGATTTGAATAGAATAAAACATAGAACCAAGGGTATAGTTATAGGATTAAATTATATCCGAAAATACAGAAATACTCAAGACATAGAATCTAAGAGGTCTTCAAGTGGGTGATATTAGCGATCATTTTTCAAGGTGGGAGTTCACATGTAGATGCGGATGCGGATTTAACACTGTTGATATAGAATTGGTTGATGTTTTGGAAGATTTATACGAAAACTTTGAAATAATTTACAAGGAAATAAAGATAGAAATAACAGGACCCAATAGATGTTGGCAGCATAATTTAGATGAAGAAGGTGAAGATGGTTCAAAACACTTATTAGCCCAAGCTGCTGATATCAAAGTTTTTTGTATAAAAACATATTGCCCCAGCCAGATTGATTCTGAATTGATATGGTCTTATTTGACTACTAAATACTCAGATAAGTACGGTATAGGTAGGTATAGAGATAGAACCCATATAGATGTTCGTAAGAACAAAGCGAGGTGGGATAAAACATGAGTATCTTAGAAAAACTACCATTTATTGGTAAATTGTTTGAAGACGCAATAGGTGTGGTAAAGGAAGTTGTTCCTGATGTTGATGCACGTAATGTCATCCTTGGTAAATTGGGTGAGATAAGCGATGGCATAGAGAAGGATGTGTACTTAAGGGAATTAGATACTAAGACAGTTCCTTGGGTAGACTCTATCCATAAGATGGGTAGACAATTATTAAACTTGATAACTATTTTTGCTGTAGTGTTTCTCGTTTATCACGATAAAGATGTAACTGGCCCGATGGTCTTACTAATGGGTGGAGGCAATGCCGTTTATCAATATATAAAAGGGAAGGGGAAATAACATGGAACTTAAAAGATACGATTTCGAGCATCCAATAAATCTTTATAATTTAGGTGATGTACATAGGGGAGATAATTGCCACGATAATAAATTATTTAAATATGTTATTAATCAGATCTTAGAAGATCCACATGCCAGATGGGTATCCACTGGAGATTTGTGTAATGTTGCACTTAAAACTTCAGTATCATCTGTATATAAATCCAAAACATTACAAGAAGAATATGACATACTAACTGAGAAAGAACTAAAGCCCATCGCTGATAAATGCCTTGGGCTTGTTACTTCTAACCATCATAGACGATTTGATAAAGAAACAGGTATGTCGTTAGATAGGATAATGTGTAAAGATCTAGGCATACCATTTCTAGGTAGCCTTGGCATGATAGCTATAGCATGCGGAAGAAGTGTATATTATATAGCCATGCATCATGGAGTTGGTGGTGGTAAGAAAAGAGGTAGTAAGGCCAATAACCTATACGAATTTAGCTCCATCATACCGTGTGCTGATATATATTTGGAAGGTCACACGCATTCTCCTGATTATTTCATCGAGACATTCCATTATATAGATAGGAAACGTGGCTCAGTACGTCAATATACGGCCCATTTCTGTGTCACAGGCCATTATATAACATGGGATGAGTCTTATGCTCAAGATATAAAATTAAATCCAAAGCCGAAGGGATCTAGCGTTCTAGCATTATCTTACAATAACTCAGGTAAGCAATGTAATAAGAAGGTTAGATACGATTTCGTGGGGGAATGATATGAAAGTAGAGATAAACGATCCTGAGAATACTGTTATAATAGAGAAGGCTCACAATGAAGGTGCGGCTGGTTTTCTATTGACTACATTCGAAGAATACATGGACGGTGATGGTTTCTGCATAAGGAAACAACCCATAGAGTATAGTGAGTATTTTCGTGATGATGAAGATTGGGATGCCGCAATTAGAATGTTGTGGAGCGTATTATATATGTTAGATATGCGTGTTAGTAAACACTCGAACAAAGAACTCATCATAGAAATAAAAGAATATAAAGATGAGTCGTAGTTGATATGGGGCTATTAGATATAGCCCCATCTACTTAACCCTTATTCATTTTATTCCCCCACCTGTTGCAAAATCCAGTCTCACCGCTATAATGTCCACATTTAGTGAAGCAATACAAGAGCTTAACATCTCCAGTAGTATCACATTTTAAATCTTGATTAGCTAAATGTTTCATGAACTTTTTCTGATCAACTTCAGAAGTCATTTCATCTAAAACAGTAAATCCCATCGAACCTAGTACGGCCATAAATTCCACATTGCCTATTTCTTTCTTGATAGCTCCTGCTCTTTTAGTAAAGCCTATAGATTCTACTTTAGCTTGTTTTGGCTTAGGCTTTGGTTGTTGCTTGGGCTTAGATTTAGACTGCTGTTTCTTTTTATCATTGCATCCAAATTCCTCTTTTAATTCAGCTACATATCTATTATCATCCCATAACCCTTCGTGGATGTCTGAATTGAATCCCAAGAAACTCAAACCTTTTGTAAGTGCATCTGTTGTGACCTTTTTAATACATTCATCATCTAGTGTGGTGTATCTATTATTACTTGGTCCAGCTTCAGATACCATAGTGATGCTACTACTTATTGGGAATTCACCACTCACACCCTCCCAATGATAAAAGAAATCAGCTTTATATAATATTATACCCTTTTTAAGCTCCTCTATTGTACCTATAACGGTGTATGATTGGTTTTTGACACCCCAACCAATACCATAAGGACCAAACATTTTGGTTGCCATTTTGCGCTGCGCTTGAGCGTTGATAGCCGTAAGCTTTGCGCCATGGGTCATTTTCTTAGTATGATCTGGGTTAGTTCTACATACCTGATCCCATAAGCCCATTTTGTTGTTATCTTTTGTGGTATCTTTCTTATCTACCATATATCCTCCGTTTTCTTTTTGTATTTTTCTATAAACTCTCTTTGTTTCTTAATTTTATTAAATTCATATACATCAAATTCGAAACCCTCACAGCAGCCATCTAAATTTATATGTTGACGTTCCCCATATCTATCAATATTTGCTTTACATAAGTATAAGAGCATATAGTCTTGGGTTTTATGTTCACATATTTCGCATCTGCCAACTAATTTATGATATTCGCTATTAGTTGTCCCAGATTCCTCTTTATCTGACATATTACTCCTCTTTATTTAGTATGTCTAAACATATGAAAACTATTACTGCTGCCATTAAAAAGATTGTCTTTTCTATAGATCCAGATGGAGAAGCTATTCCTATTGCACCCCACAAAAGGGCTATCACATTATATCCTAATATTTTGAATTTCTTTATAAATTTATCAAATTTACTTATCACATATCTCCTTCCATTGATTACAAAATGGTGCAGCATCACAATAATCTACACACTTCCTGGATTCACCTATTCTAGTATCCACAAACATCTTATTCCCATCCTTGTGACCTGATATATACCTTTCTGCCGTTGTTATATCTTTACAGTTTTTTGTAGATCTCTTATTTCCTTTCTTCATAACTGCGTATACTGTATCAGATTCCCATCTTTGCTCTGGCGTACACTCAGGTAATGAATCATCGTGTGTTAGTTCGAAAGACTGGTGTAGCTTAACCCTCTCCTCTATGTACCCCTTCTGTTTTGCCCAAGGCCATAGATCCATCTCATATTGCTTAAATCCCACTTGAGGATACCCCTTTTCACGTTTAGCCTTACTTTTAATCCAGTCTCTAAAAATAGCATTTGTATACAGATGATTAACAGGGAAACCGGCATCCACCATCATGTATGCGTATATATTAAGTTGTTGCTCCCATTCTATCTTTGCTCGGTCCATTATATAAACCCATACTGACGTAAATTTATAGTCATGAAGACTATCTGGGGCGAGCCATAAATCTGGCTTACCTCCCAGCTTCCATCCGTTAACGTCTATATAAAAACGCTCTTCTTTTAACCCCTCCCCAACCCTCTCCCTTTCTATAATACTATGCCCTATAGAACCCATCAATGACCATATCATATCTGTGGCATCCTTTTCCATCTCATCGTCATGCCGTTTGCATAGTTGGAACTCTCTGACAGATTTTATTATACCAGTAGCTGATATGTCACCTTCATGGTGATATGAATTACGAACCAAAGCATCAAATAATGGCTTAGGTAGGTTGTACTTATTTGTATATTTCATTCCAAACTCTCCCCTACAATCTTCACAATAATGTTTATTTTATGAATATAATTTCCCTACACGCTTATATTCAAGATTATGACGTTTAGCGAGTTCACGGAACGCCCTACCGTTACTAAGCCCGAAACGCTCTACTATTTGATTTACAGTTAGTTCTTTCAATATTTCTCGCTTTTCAATTAAGAGGTTTGTTTTAGATTTAAGGGGAGGCCCTACGGGTTTAATCTTAATCTTTAAATTTTTTAATTGTCTAATTATAGAATTAGGACAAACCCCTAGATATTCTGCCATCTTTTCTAGGCTATTGGTTCCATGCTCGTTATAAAGAGTTACAAACATCTGATAAGGAGAATCGAATCCTAAATGTTCTGCTATAGGTTGCCAGTTAATTGCCACTATGCATCTATCCTCTCCTTTTTTTAACCTTATATTTACAAGTTTTGGGACATCTGTTGTATTTCTCATCCTGCTTGTTCCTACAAATGAGCCATGTCAACCAACACCCCTTTTTATCACACCACACCCAAGGACTATTGGCCATTACTTTTTAAAGAATAACGTTTGTAGAACCGGTATTATTAATAACGCATGCCGCTTTAACTTATCTACTTCGCTCTCTATATCTTTGATCCTATCTTCGGAATCCTTAGATTCTCCGTCTTTGGATAGATTATCAAAACCAAACCAATACAATAGAATTATTACAACTATAAATATGAACCTTATTACTGAGCTAGTTTTTTGTGCCATGTTACTTTACCTCCATTATGTCTTTTATTTTGGATTTGATATATTTGTATTTATCTTTCAATATATCAATATATTTATTGTAGATATTTTTGTTGTCTAAATTTTTCATTATATTTTTAGTTGTTTTAAGTAGTATAAAAAAAGATATCAATCCTATCAAACTTAACACTAATAATTTTATCTTACCCATAATTCTCATACCCTCCTTCTTGTTGTTATCAATTTCATGTGACGGCCCATTGTTAGCTATGTGGTCTACTTCATCGTTATTACTATTATCCACACTTTCTTCTGAATTAGGGACATCTTCGTGACTATCGTAATTAATGAGTTTGTTCAATCTTTCAAAATTATCATCTCCTTTGTTTTCTACCTTTTTCAAAACAGAATATGGAAGTTTAACGTTATTGTCACCAGCACCATTATTATAATAAACCCCGAAACCTTTTTCATTGTAATCCTCAACAATAGTAAGATCCCTACCAAGTGGTCTATCTCTAAAATCATCCCAAGGCCATTCCCCCTCCCACCCATCACTATCTATGTACTCTTCGTAACGTGCTGTGGTCATCCATACAATATCCCCAACTTTAAAACCACTGTTTTTATGTTTTTCTAAATATGTCTCTTCTTCCTTTTGTATTTTAACCCTTTCTAAAAGAAAATAAGGAACTGTACACAAGCTTACCGTTTGATTGTTATCTAAATCATAACCTAATCCAAATCCTTTACGGCCCCTATCTTCCATGATATATAAAATTTTTTCAGATATTGCATCCCATGAAGATATAGAATTTGGCCACTCAAGACCCCATCCATGTTCACCAGATTTAGGCTCTCTTATTATCTTAACATAATCACCCACCTTTAATCCACTATTATTGTGCCTATCTAAATATGAACTACATATTGAATTATCTAAAGCATATTGACCCATGTTAACCTCTTTCTATATATTAGGAGCTACAAATGTGGCCGACATTGTATCAGCATTAACGAGTTCTACTGTCGTGCCTTGTACCTGCTCCCATAAAAATGTTATACTATCCCCATCTGGATCTGATGATGCAGACCCATCTAACAACACAGCACTATTCTCATCCACTACCATATCACCTCCAGCATTAGCTACCGGTACCTTATTAGGTGTAAATGATATTACATCCACTACATCTGGTTCACTGTCTACTGTACCGTCATTAACTATTAGCTGGAATGTGTATACTCCATCTCTATCAGGTGTAAAGGTTGGGTTAACAGATGTTTCATTTGCAAGGGCGGCAACACTGCCATCGGGTAATGTGATTATAGTCCATAGGTAGGACATTACATCACCATCTACATCGGAGCTAAGAGATCCATCCAAGCTAACCTCTGATCCGGTTAAAACAGTTAGATCATCTCCGGCATTGGCTACTGATACCATATTAACATACATAACTGTTACGTTTACCATATCCGTAGATGTTGCACCGCTTTCATCTGTAACTGTTAGTTGGAATGTTAAAAGTTCAGTTGCCGCACTTTCTACGACGGGTATGTCCACTGGTGGTGGATCTATTACTACTTGGTCGTCAACAGCTAAAACTATATTAGACAACAAGCTCTCAAGACCGGATGTATCGACAGTGGACATACCAAAATATATATCAACATTGTCATAATCTGAATTGAAAATCATTACATATTGATTTGATGGTGGAATTGGGACTAGTCTATTAAGACTTTCTGATTCCGTGCCCCAATACAAATTATAATGATCCAATCCTGACCCGAAACTGCTTGGGTCATCCCACTCTAAGGTGACTTCCCTTGCCTCTACCTTGCACGCACTGTAAAGCATAAAAAATACAAACAACACAATTGCCATAATCCCTAATGTTCTCTTCATAATTCCTCTCCCTTTTTTGTTTAAGATTTACAGTTTATACTACATACTCCTTGTATTGTCAACGTTTATTTCATAAAACTACCAGCATACTCTAAAAGCCATACTTTAGGTGTTATCCATATTTGAAGCCATTCGATGTTAATGTTCATGCATGATATGGGTACACAAGCAAGAGTGGACATTACAATATAAATTACACTGCCAGCTTCTTGGCCTTCGTTAAAGTTATCCCATATAGTACAGTTAGGGTGTTCAGGATCAGGAACACTCACTATCCATTTATAAAGACGATAGTTAACATATAACAATATCGCCGGTAATAGTATGCCCATTAAACATTGTAAGCCACTCTTGACCCCATGCCAAAGCATTAACTGATATATAACATCGGGTATCTCACTAGCTAGGAATTCACCAGACACCTCAGCTAGGTTTAAAGATTTAGTTATTAGTTCTGCTATTGCTCCCTGGAGCTTATCACTCATTGATACTGCTAATGTCACTGTTTCTTGTATTATTGTTTCTTCCATTGCTATTCTCCTTTATTTTTCTTGATAATTTGGACATTCGCCATACACAGCACACATTGGGTCTGAAGATGGTAGGTGGCCGTGGGCACATGATGAACATGATATAACGTTCGATTTCTCCTCATCCATTATGCTTTGAATGATGTCTGATTTTATAGATTCGGTTTCAGTGACTAGTTCTAGGACAAAATAGGGGAAAGCATAGAAAAACTCGCACATCTCTAATGTGTCTAACCTAAACCCAACTTCACCTCTATCCTTTAAAACAATGAACTCCTTACCAACACAATCATCCATTCGTGGCTCCCATGTACACTGCCACCCATCTGCCATATCGGAAACCTTACGTATTACACGTACTTTGTCTCCTTCTTTTATGCCACACTTGTTCTGCCTCTCAATATAGTACATTACAACCTCCCTTACCCCTTAATGTAATTACTGTAATCACCATAACAATCTCCACATCCTCCCTCCATAGCACTAGAAGAATTGTCTTTACATGTAGAGCAGCCTCTGACCTTCGGGGAGGAGATAGGATCATCCAGAGATGATATAATCCCTTTAGGAGATGGGGTTCCTTCTATTTTACGTAGATGGCTGGCACGAAACCACACAGGTACTCCAACTTCGTCCCGAAGGAAAAATTTATCTATATCATAGTAGCATCCTGTTATAACACCTTTCATCTTAGGGTAAGCTCGCTTGACATGCTCTATCGTAGTACCTATGCTGCCCAGCTCACTCTCATTAGCTATAATCTCAACCTCATCACCTTCCTTGAGCTTATCATCAGAGCAGCTTGCTTTTTCCAATATAAACCAAGGCAGATGCCATAGGTTACCTTTATATTCAATAGAGAACCCATAACACCTGCTTCCTTTATCTGTTGTTATTTTATGTTCTTTACCTATTATATTCCCCATCTCCTCTATCCAATCACCAACCCACCCACCTTCACCATGATAAGCTTCCCTTATTACTCTTACAGTGTCCCCAACCTTAAACCCACTTTTCTGATGATCTTCGTAATATCCCATAGTGTTTTCCTCTAATCTTTTTATTATTTTAACAGATTAATTATTGTTGTCAAGTTTTTATTCTCCAAAAAATATTCGGCGTTTTTCACTTTCTCAGAATCTCAAAAAATATTCGGCGTTTTTCAAAATCCCAAAAAATATTCGGCGTTTTTCAGTTTCACGGAAAATCACAGCCCCTTATAGTGTCATGAACAGAACATGAAGACATTTTTGTCGCTAATCACTTTTTTCACAAGACATTTCTGAATACATTGAATTTTATTAATCTCCTGTTCATTTTACTCCTATTGTTTTTAATTTGCCCTACAATCGCTTAACTCTAAAAACCCTTGCCTTACTACGCTTTTCTGTTCCTTAACCCTCTATGCCAATAAAAAAAGGCACACAATAGGATTTAAACCCTTTCATGTGCCTTGTGTATCTGCACCCTGATACACCTTGCTATTGCCTTTACTTCTTAACCCTACCCCTACTATGCTTTTTCTCTTTTGTGCCCTTGTAGTGGCAATTTAATCCTTATGAGAGTGAAAATTGTACTATTGTAATGCCTTATCTAGTCGAGAATCAATCTTCTTAGTGTAACCCTAACCCTACTATGCTTTTAAATATAAGCCCTGTGAGAATTGTTTTTAGCTCATAAACAAAGAAAGGCACACTCCAGACTATTGCCTGATAATGTGCCTTGCTTGACCTATGTTCCGGTAGCGGTGCAGTTAATATTTAGGAAAATACAGCTTAATAATAACTTATCGACCTCCTAAATAGTTACCCGCAACCTTAACAAAAATAACCACCTTTGATACTGTTACCCCTATACATAATACAACTACTAATAATGATTCCATACTATCCTCCTTAAAACGGATAAGCCCTGGATAGTCCTACTAAAAGAATAGTGGGGACAAGTACTACCCAAAACCTTAATTGATTAGGAGTTACACCTAAATATCCTAAACAACCACCTAACCAAAAACTCCACAATATATCAACTAATAATTCCATACTATCCTCCTTATCCCATAAAAAAAAGATACAACAACATATTAACTACTACACCTAATATAAAACCACCTATAAAAATATTAACTTTATCTGTCATAACTCATTTCTCCTTATTATCCAAAAAATATATAACCTGCACAAATTCCACCAAAAAAACTAACCCATAATAATATTTCTACTGCCATTTTATCTGTCATAACTTATTCCCCCTTATTAAGATCTAATGAATTTAAATCCTCTTTGAGTTTCTTTACTTCTTGAGTATTCAAACTTACTATGTACTTAGTATAGCATTGAGCGCAACAGAATTTATGTTTCCACCATATATCCCCTAAAGATCTGACTAAATCTTCTACGGAATAATTTATTCTACACATATCACATTTACATATTGTTTCCATACCTCATTCCTCCTTATTGTTGGTGGAGTGCCTATATTATCTAAATCACAGATATACTCTACTATTTCTGCCATTTTCAATATAAACTCTCTCCTATGACCAGTCCTGGTAGCCCCAATAAGACTTATTATAAACCCAGAAATTATAGATCTGGAGCATTCATCATTTAAAAATATAGCGTTAATGCTCTTCAATATCATTTCTTCCTCTTCTGTTATTCCCATACTTTATTCCTCCTTACATTAATCTTATTTGTATAGTTTTCTATGATAAACATAATGCATATCGCTAAATAACGACGTAGGAACATACAAAATAAGCCATTCCCAGAAATTCATTTCATAGCCAGTTATAGCATATACACAATAATATAAATACATTACTACTGGAACTGCCACCAACATGCTTTTAAAAAACTTTTTCATAACTCATTCCTCCTTACATACTGATAATTGTCTTATACTATCTATTACCTTTCTTCTCTCTGCCTTAAACCTGTTATATGAGAATATATACCTTTCACCTCTATATATAACATGGAACTCTTTTATTTTCAATTTATTATTGAATTTTGTTTCTGTTTTTGTATTGGAGTCACAGAATCCAACTATGTAATTGATACTTTCTTTATTCAATAAGCCCCTTTGATAAGATTCTAAGTATGATAGTGATAAGACCTGCCTTATACCACGATATAATATGTCTTTATTATTCATTAATTTCCTTTTCTAATCTATCTATTATGCTTTCTACATGCCTTATTTTATCATTAATAATTTCACCAGAAAAATCTTTATATTCACTTCTATCTTCCAGTAGGGTATTTAATTTATATAGGGCATATTTAAACCTGTTTATCTTTTTGTGTATTTCATATTTATCTTGAGTTGGTTCTTTATATTTATTCATTATTTCACCATAAAAACAATTCTACATGACGGACAACCATAAACCGATCTTTGGTCCATACCTGGGCTATAATCATAATCTCTCTCCAGTTTAACAGGTAATTTATAAAATTCACCATATTCACCACGGAATTCTTCACTATCTAACTTATCAGCATCCCATATATGACCATATTTATATTCGCAATTCGGGCATTTCATTACCATTCCTCCTTTAATTGTTCACGATATATCCATTCCCACTCATCTATGGGGTATTCTATAAGTGCCTTTTCTAAAGTTAGAGAATTATTATAACAATCTTCTCTAAAAATCCAATTTGTGTACCAGTACCCTTGGTTTTTAAAAGGTTTACATGTGAAAAATACCTCTTTTCTTATCATAACATCCTCCTCAATATCCTTTATTATCGGCTATATAATCTTCATATTCTCTTATTACCTGTTTAATGTCTTTGTCTTCTAACCATGCATTAAATAGGGATTTTTGATAATTGTTCCAAAGATCAAATTGTAGTATTTCAGCACATGTTTTATATTTATGTTGGAATTGCATGGCTGCATCCTGATAGTTTTGGACACTTGTATCATCTTTATATGCCTCCGTGTATCCTTTGTATGAAGTATAGTAGTTTTTGCATAATCTCATTATTTGCTTTCTATTGAGCATTGTAAGCCTCATTCCGTTCTAACCATTCATTGAATTTGACTTCAATATGGTTAAGAGTATTAATCTCATTTGAAAAGTAGATATTGATTGCATCTTTTAATTGAGAATGCATACCCTTATCAACATCTTTACGTATCATTAATTGGCATTCACTTTTACGTTTCTCAAAACCCTTTAAACAGTTTTTTACGCTTTTACATAATTTATCATGATTGCGTTTTTCTCTCATTTCTTTTATTTTCTTCATAAACATTGGTATATCCCCCTATATTTGTTTGGTTAATCTTCCATTAAACAAAATTTGTATCCATCATAAAACACAGTTAAGTATATGTTTTCACGTTTCCTTAATATATTACAATAGATTTTCATACCGTTTTCACTTAATGAATCCTCTAATTCAATTTCTAATATAGGTGAAGGTTTGAATTTTAGATTAATTAATCTACCTAACATGGCATACTCTTCAGACCATTGTCCATTATGGTACTGTACAGCATAACAATAATACGCTTCACATATATCAAATCTATTGAAATGAGGTGTATACAATAAATTATCTTCCATTATTCCACTCCATAATTATTCGGGTATTCACCCACTATATACTGAGTACTACCATTAGACATATCTTTACACTCCCAATGACACCCCCAATAATCTACCTCATAATACCCCGTGTGTTTCAACTCTTCTGGCTGATTATTGACTATTACACCCTTCATGGTGTTGTCATATCCCTTATTACACATAACTTACTCCTTATCTTCCATTTCTTTAATAGCATCTTCAAGATCTTTATTCATAGCTCCAAACACAAGCCCTAATGTTTCGCCTAACTGCTCTTGTGATTTTTTATACTCTCTATCTATATCTCTCCCTACTGCATCATTGATAGTTTTAATTGACTCACTCACAACATGGGCTAGATCAATTAAGGATTCTCCCATAATTTCATTGCCAGTTACAAAAAAAGCCCTACTTAACATATTTAATTCGGCCCCAACTTCCCTTAAACCCTCCGTACCTTCACCTATGTTGTCTAAATAATCATTGCCTGTTTTGTAGTATCTCATACTAATACACCCCGTATTCCTTATCTATTTTTCTATAAACATCTTGATCTTTAGATGATATATGACATATTAAATATTCATCCTCTTCAAGACAATGTAATTCATCAAGAAAATACTCTATATCTACAATATTATTTTCTTCCTTATCAATATCAAGATAGTCAAGCTGGTAAACACCATTCATAGTGTCACATTTCAAAAACCCAACATATTCGGCGTTTTCTGTTTTCAGTGGTGATAATATTTTCATCTTGACATTATCATAATTAAATATTAATGGCTTATCTTTTCCACCTTTCATATGGAATTCGCCAGTATAATGCATACAGGATATTGTTTTTTGATTTATTTTAGTTACAATATACTTTAACCCGCCTTGATAAGGTGCTGAAGGGTTAGCCTGTATAACTTCCATGCCTATCCTAAAATCTTTCTTTTCCATTACTTCATCCTCCTATGGTGATACAAAATTAATATAATAAAAGATTATTGCCAAACATGCTAATATAATATATGTATTCATAATTAAACCCAATACTCATGATTTTCTTGCCCCTCAAGTATACCCATACTTTCTGCAATCATAGAGATTACATGATCAAGGAGTATACCTTGTCCAGTGGCTTGCCTACCCCACCAACTAGAACCATAATCCTCATATACTACCTGCCCATATTCCTTTAGTTTATTGGCTAACCAGTCTGATACTAACCACCATTCATATATTTCAGCGTATTCTGTATATGCATGTTCAAGACTATCAATATCACTTTCAAGGTCAATTATTAGCTGTTCAACATAACAAAATTTATCATTAATTGTTTCGTATAAATCATTGTCTATATCTTCTATCTCATACATTTTGTTTTCTATCTTGTCAAGGGCATTGTTAAATCTATCTCTTTTCTCTTCTAATTCAAGTTTAAGATCTTCTAATTCATCGTAACTACCTTCAAAATGTTCATTTGTTAAATCAGCAACATAATAACTAGAATTCTCTAATTCGTAAAATTCATCGGGGTTATTTTCAAGTAATTTTTCAACAACAAAGGTTTGGCAGTAATAAACGTCTCTGCTTACTAATTGACCTTTAACATTTTGATTTGCTGTACTATTGTAATTATGTTTCATTGCTTTGTTCTCCTATATTCCTTGATTAATCTAATATATCATTTTTTATGATTTTTAGCTATATTTTACCTAAATCATCTATAACCTTTATTGTTTTGCATCTAACCTTTTGTGGTGAATTAGGATTTTCATGTACTAAAATGTTAGGATTACCGTTTTTATCTAATATAGAAACTTCACACTTTAATGCTATACCTGTTTTGTTAAATTGTTTACATAGGTGTATTGAGGGGGCTAAATGCAATCCGTTACCGCATTCTATAGTATTGTCCTCAATCCAGTCGGGGCATTCAACTATATCGGATTTTGTTTTATAATTAACTGTACCCGTGTAGTGATCTTTATATTCATCATTGACTATTTTATACAATATAATACCGTTTTTTGTTTTTTTAATGTTAAACCTTTTTATAAATTCATTTAAAGAGTATTTTGCTTTTTTGTGTTTTACTATTATTGCATTATCGTGAATATTTAATATGTCAATATTACAATCTTGTAATATTATAGTGCTTTCTACACCTATATTATTAATTCTCACAAGACTACTTAATACCTTCACAATGGAATTACCAGACACAGACTCAACCACCGCAGAACCATACACAGACTTAACCACCGCAGAACCATACACATACTCAACCACCGCAGAATCAGACACAGACTCAACCACCGCAGAATCAGACACAGACTCAACCACCGCAGAACCATACACAGACTTAACCACCGCAAAACCATACACAGACACAAC